TCGGAATCGTTTGACTGCAAGTCCTCCTCGTTGACTGAGCCGGGGCGGTAATAAGTGCGCTTGTTCGCGCTCTTTTTCACGCGCTCCTGCATTCGGATGGCGCCCTCGTTGACCTCGCGCACGATGCTTTCGCCCAGCTCGACTATGCCCTGTCCGATCCAAAGGCAGCCCCGATGCGGGCTCCAAACGTAACGGACGAAGGGGAACCGCGGCCGGCTCCACTCCTTCGACGCGAGCACGCGACCCTGGATGGCAATGACGTGGCGGCCCTTGCCCTTTTTCGAAATCGGCAGATGCCAGGCCTGGACGACCTCCACCTGTTTCACGATGCGTCGCCCGCCAGGCCTGTACTCGCTCACGTCGTTCGCGGCGGTAATGGCGCGCAGGTTGGCCTCCGCCTCGTCCTCGTCCTCTTCGTCGTCCACGAACTCGGCAATGAGCTGGTCGATGTCGACTGAGTAGGCCCAGAACAGGTTTTTCGGCTCGCCTTCCGCGGCCTCCGCCGGGTCGACCAGGAGCTCGAAATCGTGCACGCGCTCGTATCGTACGCGGCGCTCGCGATAGTCCGGGCGCACATGCACGGTGCCCTCGCCGCTGATGAGCGCATCGCGGAGCCAGGCATCTTCGGCGAGCTCCCAGGCGTTCTGGTACGCGCCGTGCGGCTGCTGAATCACGCCCTCGAGCAGCTTGTCGCACTTCTTGGCTCGTCGCTTAGTCTGCCAGTCCGCGCCGCTGGTTTGGATCTGCGGCTTCGGCTTCTGCCGGCCGCCAATCTGGGCGACCACGGTCTCCACGCCTGAGTTGTGCAGCGGGTAGAAGAGCTCGTCGTTCGCGTCGGCCTTCATGTAGGCGGCCGGCTGGAGTCCCTCGAGCTCGTTGCCCGAGTAGAGGCGGATGGCCTGGAGGACCTTGCTGCGCCGGTGGGCCTGGCTTTCCTTCAGCTGCAGAGCGATCGTCATGACCGCGCGCGCGCATTCGGTGCCATCCTCCTCGTGCCACCGCTTCGGAATGCCGCTACGCAGGCGCTCGATTGCAGACGGTGAGACAACCGATGTCTCGAGGTCGGACGCGCTCGGGTCACTCTTGGGGGTGCGCTTGCGAGCAGCCATCAGCCCTTCATTCCTCCGACTACTCGGCGCACCATGGCGCGCTTGCTCTCCTTGCCGAGCCGCTTGCGCACTGCCGCGAACGCCTGACGTTTGGCGTCGGCATCCTGCTGTTTCCACCAATCGGTGCTACCCACTGCGGGAGCCACCTTGCGTTCGGTCGCGAGGTAGTGACGTGCCGCACGCCAGCCGTAGAGCAGCGCATCGGGTAGATGGTTCGGCGCTGCCGGGTGCTCGGATTGGCACGTCTCGTCCTCCCACGGGAGCGTTTTCACGTGCTCGACGAGCTCGAGCGTGCCGGCCTCGACGAAGCGCAGCTTGCCGGCCTTCATGTCGCCGTTGAGGAGCTTGATGAAGCCGAGCTTGTTCTGCTTCTCGGCCGCCTCGAGTGGGAGGTGGAAGCGCTTGCGCCACTCGGTTTCGTACGCTTTGCCGAGTCCGCCGACGTCCCCGATCATGCGCTCGAAACCGCCGTAGCGCTTGCCCCATGCGATAGCCTTCTCGGCCGCCTCGGAGGGCGAGAGGTCCGGCCACTGCTCGGCCTCGACGACCCAGTTCGCTGGCTCGTGACGACTGAATGCGTGCACGGCAAACGCGGTCGGGTCGACCACGCCGAAGTCGCATGCGAGCAGGTAGGTCCAGCGCTCTCCGTCGGGTAGCTTGGGCAGTGCCGACTCGACCAGGCGCTCCGAGAAGTCGGAGTAGACGAGGCCGGACGTATCGCGGACCCAGCGGCCCTTGTCGAGCTGCTCACGGCTGACCGAGTCGAGTTCAGCGAGCGCTCGCTCGTAGGTCGCGTGGTCGAGGTGGGCATTGTCGGTCCGTCGCGCCGGCACGAACGTGCGCCCCTGGTGCGTGTAGATGCGGCCGAAGTCGACGTCGTCCGGGATGCCGAAGCGCGCCTTGACCCACTCGTGGCCAGGTCCACCTGGGTTCGTGGCGCCGCGGACGCGTAACGGGAGCTCAGAGCCTCGCAGCTTGCGAAGGCGGCTGAACAGGTAGCGGTATGGCAGCTCGGGGAACTGCGTGAGCTCATCCCACCCCACGAATTGAAACGCGGCCGACTGGTAACGCAGGTGGTCGCGTGGCCCGTCGAGGTAGCCGAAGGTGAGCGTCGCACCGCTCGGAAAACGCCACTGCTTGCGGTCTCCGTTCCAGGTCGCGTCCGTGCTCGAGAGCCACTCGTGCGACCTGGCCATGATGGCTTCGGGCAGCGCTAGTTCCGTGTACGTGCGGCGGAACAGGATGGCCGCGTAACCAGGCACATGCGCGTACTGCAGCGCCGCCATCAGGAGCGCGTCCGACTTGCCTCCGCCAGCTGCGCCGCCATACAGCGCCTCTTGCGCGTCGACCTCGAGGAAGGCCTGCTGCTTCGCGCTCGGGTCATGCGGGCAGTAGTCGATGCCCGACGTACGCTTCGCGGTGAGCGCCTCCGCCAGCTCACGCGCCAGCTCCGGGTCCGCCGCAATCAGCGCCTCGAAGTCGGCATCGGTGAAGTCATCCACCGCACACCGCCAGAGCAGCCCAGCAATGGCGAGAGCGATGGCGAGCAGGACGAGGCGCAGCCAAGTCACTCAGCCGCCTGCGCCTCGTCGAGCACTGCCAGAATCTCGTCCTCGCGCACGATGCGAAACTCACCCTGCTCGTTGGCCCACTCGGTCGGCTTGTTCTGCCGCGGGCATGAGAGGTCGAGCGAGTAGTCTTGGCCCGCGTGCTGGTCGACCACGACGCGCTCCCCGACCTGCACCTGCGTCGGCACGAAAACGCCGACCTTGTTGACGTGTCCTGGGCCCACGGACAGCACGACGGCCGTCCTAGTCTTCTCGCTTCGCGTTTGTGGGAGGTGGAGCCCCCCCACGCTTCGCTCCGGCAGTCGCTCGAACCGGAGCGCCACGTTGTCCTGGTACATTCGGATCTGCTGCATCGGTCTGCTGCTCCTGCGGCATGGGCACGAGTTGGCCGTACCCACCTGCCGTGAAAATCCAGCGGTCACCGTCGCTGAACGTAGCGACGACGCCATACAGAACGAGCTCGAGCGAGGCGACCACCTTGCCGCTCAGTCTGCCGTTGATGCCGCGGTCTCCGACGGCGAGCGACGCCTGGCCGAGCTCGCTCACCGTGAACGGCATGCGAAAGCTAGTGAGATGCATCGGGCTCCCGTGCCGGCGCCTGGCGTGTCTGCTGCACCAGCTTGCGCTTGGCTCTCGCGAGCAGGGCGTCCAGGTCTGACGTGTCGACCTTGACCTCGACTGCACCGTCGACGCCGAGCATGCGCGCTCCGGCGAGCTGCGCCCCAAGCGCCGTCTTCAGGTCGGGGTCGGGTACCTCGTACTCCTCACCCGATTTCGTCTGGTACGTCCGCGTCCGGCAGAGACAGGCATCGGTGAGCGAGTCCAGGTTCTCGAGCAGGCGCTGCCGGATCTTGATCGGGTCCTGCTCGCTGCCCAAGTCGGCCAAGCGACCGAGCCGGCGAGTCCACTTCGGACCGAGCCAACCGTCATCTGTGCCAGGCTGTGCCACTGGCTCATGTTGTGCCACGCGGCCGAATGGCCTGTCAAGCACACCCGGGCGCGCGCGCGACCCGAAATCGTACTTGGCACGCTCTTGATCCACGCCTCGAGCTTCGACTCGTAGCGTTCGCCGCGCAGAGCAGCAGCCTCGCGACCGAGCGAGTCAGCCAGGCACAGCATGGCGAACCGGCCGGCGCTCACCGCTCCCCCGCTTGGCGCTGCTTCCAGTCCAGGTCGCCTTCTGGCGCGCTTGCAGGTTCGGACCGAGGCAGCGCCGCCAGCGCCTTCTCGAGCTCGTCTGCGTTCAGCCTGGGGCCCTTCGCGGGGCTGGGGAGCGCGAGGGCAGGCGGAGCCGGTAGGGCGAATCCGCTCGTGGCAGCTGGGAGAGCGCCCGCTACCACGTTGGTCCGCTGCCGCGCTGCGAGCGAGTCGTACAGCTGAATGAACTTCGCGCGGTCGGCCGCCTCGTTGTCGCCGAGGCACAGGCCTCGCCAGGTCATGAGCTTCACGCACTCGTTCACGATGGGGTCCTCGAACGTCGGCGCAGGGCGGTACGAGCCGACCTTGCGGACTGCTGCGACCACGTCGCCCCACGCTTCGCCGCCGGCACGTACGGGGCCGAGCTGGACCTCTGCCGCTGCCGTCCGAATCTCTGCCACCGTCGGGAGCCACTTGCTCGAGCAGATGAGCCGCGAGACGGCTTGCTTCGCTACCTCGAAGTCGAGGTCCGCGAGCATGGCTTCGTACACCTCGGACGTCTGCTCGCTGATGGGCGCGTCGCGGTACGCCGCCGATAGCATCGCCACGAGCTTGGCCGCTTCACTGCGCTGCATTTCGCTTTTCCTCCTCGGCCAGGCGCACTGCCCGCGCCGCAAGCCGGTCGAAGTTGCTGCCCGGCGCCTGCCTCGTCGGGAGCGCCAGCGCGGTAGTACGCGCGTTGCGCAGCCAGTTCCGGAACGTTCCGTTCGCGTCGGACTTGCCGGTCGCGAACTCGTGGTCTCGGAACTTCGCTAGCTCGGTTTCGAAGTCCACGCCGCGCTCTCGGGCGAGCTGCCGATGCTCGTCGGTAGGCGTCCATTCGGCCGGGCAGCGGCGCCATCGGCGCTTCGGTTTCGCCGCGCCGACATGGCTAAAGCTCTCAGCTGGTTCTGGATCCGGAGAAGCAGCTAAAGAACCAGAATCAGAGGGAAAACCAGAAGAGTCAGGAGAGGAGAGCTCGAGAGGGGAGGACGGATCGGGGCCTTGCTTCGAACCAAGCTCGCTTTTGCTTCGGCCGGTTGCTTCGGCAGCAAAACCAAGTTGCTTCGACGAAGCTTCGGCGTTTGGTTCGAGCTTGCTTCGTGGCTGCGCTGTACCATGCGTCTCGCGCCTCACCTCAGCGCTCTTCCTCCCTCCTCGTCGGCCCGCTTCGGAACGGATGGCGGAGAGGTCACGCTCCTCCTCTTTCGGCACGTCGATGACCCACACCGGGCCGTCGGCAACCCAGAGGCGGGCGACCTCGAGTTCGTCGATCACGGCTTCGCGGCGCTTCCCGCTTGGCACGTGAGGGATGGCAGCG